AAGATATGAATATTATCAGTTATAAGAAAGGTGAGAACGAAGGTGCATTGTTCATTCATGACGAAAAGAACTATTCAGCTTGCACAGCGGTAGAAAGCAGCAAGCGTTTCAAGACGCTCAAAGGCGCAATCGCATGGTTGAATGCAAGAGGTTATAAAGAAGTATAAGTAACAATTAAAAGATATAAAGCAATGAAAGCAACAAGTTACATGAAGCAGCATAAGGCAAATGAGTTCTACGTAAAGAAGGTAAGAGGTTATTATATGGTAATAGATGGCTATGATATGAGCATGGCTTCTTTAGAAGATACAGAAGAAGCTGCTAACAAGATGGCAGCAGAACTGAATGCAATGAGAAATAATAGACTGAATATAGCATAAGTTTAACCAGCAGGGCTTTCGCCCTGCGCAATGTAGAAGATTATGAAGCGATATTACTTTGAGTTGTTAGATAGCGATTACAATGATTTAGGCGCATTGATACCCGATGGTAGTAGTAAGCAGTCGGCTATCAACCGAGCAAAAAGATGGATGGTTGCCAACGGCATAAAGTCAGCCCAGCTTAGTGTTAATAGCATGATTACAGATAACATTCTGCAAATTATAGATATAGAAATTGAATAGTTTAATCCGGTAATATAGAAGATTATGAACGTAAATGAAGTTACAGTAGGTTTGAGATATAGAGTATCAGGTGATTTGTCTAATGGTCGTCATTCAGACGGTACGCCACGCATATCGCACGATGATGTAGTAAGAGTAGTGAAAAGAATCACAGATACTCACGTTGTTTTAGAATGTGGACGTATGTTTATCATTAATGATAACCTCAAAATAGAGAAATTCTAAGTTTAATTCGGTAGCCTTCGGGCTACCACAATACGCACGATTATGAAAGCGGATTTAGTTTTAGTTATCAGTCCCGAATCCCCATTGATGAAGCAACTGGGCAAAGTATTGGGTAAGTTATGTTCTATGTACGACTTTACCACCATAGAGAGGGGTGAAAAGTACATCACCATACAGCATGATGAAACTGGGCTTGTAGTGGCTTATACGAGTGAAGAAAGATTGAATGTGAAACATTAAATATTGATTATTATGGGTGAAATAGCAGATAGTTTAATTAGTGGTGAATTTGATTGCATCACAGGTGAGTATTTAGGTGAAGCGGTTGGCTATCCAAGAACGCTTGCTTATGGCAGACATGAATACATGCCACCAGTTGAAAAGAAGCCTACCAGCAAGGCAAATGTTTGTATAACTAACATGTGTAAGGACAGAGGTTTCAGTAACCGTGAAAAGATTGAATTAGTAGCCAAATTCTTGTATAGCAAAGGTTATAAACAATTGCCTAACCTATCCCATCAGTATAAAATCATTCACAGCCAGTACAAGAATGATTTTAAAAAGTTTTTGGTTGAACAAGTAAAGCAAAGAAAGGATGAATAATATATTCACAATATGCTATTCAGAAGAAGAAGCAAATGAAATAGGCCACTTCATTTTGAGTAGAGGATACGAGGGGGTTCAAAATGATAGCTATAGATATTGTCGTGAAGCGATTTGGTGGGCTTTCAAAGAAGCCAAAAGGCATCATTCAAATTGCATCTACGTTGGCGTTGCAGGTTGCCAAATGACTGTATCAAAATCAAAGCGAGGTCTTAGACGAAATGGTCTTAAATACATAGAGAAAAGGCGAATGTTTTACAAATTACTAAGTAAGTATTGATAAATAATTATGAACTCAATTAACGACGAAAGAGGTTGCAGCGTATGTCAACCCGGTAAAGAAAACTATTGCACTTACACTACCAAATTGAAAGGTAAGAGAGTAAGAATGTACCAATATGACTATCGCACTGAAAGTGGCGAACTGTTTGCTTGTTGTGCACCTACCTTAGAGGCGTGTAGAGAAAGACGGGATAAATGGCTTAGTTCACGACAATAAACCGATTGTCGTGTATAACGATTGAAGATATTTCGTTATCTTTGGTTGTGGTAGTACCTTTGGGGTACAACCTTTTATGGTATAATTTTTTATAACGATATAGTAATATGAAGATTAGTTATAATGGGCAAGAGATAGAAGCGTATTCGCTTGTAATGACAAAAGAAAATGCCTTGGCTATTTTAAATGGCAAAAAAGACATAGAAACACGTATGCTTAGTACAAAATACGAAAAAATGTTCACGGATTTTGCGCAAGTTGACGAGAATGAGAAATTAAGAAAATCGGGGCATGAAGATGAATGCAAGCCTGTCTTAAGAACTGATATAGAGGCTATCCATTTTTATAGTACTGGTGCACCATGGACACTTGATGTTGCCATTGATGAAATTGGTATAGGTGAAGTAACAGAAGAAGGTATAAAATTCATGCACGATGAATTTGATTTTCACGATTTTGATGAACAATTAAAAGAGTTCAAGAAGAATCCACCGAAAGAGCTACCATTATTTTACTATTTACATATTTGTGAAATCATAAGTCATTCAGGTTTGAAATAATATAAGCCATTTCGGTGGCTTTGTTTGTTGGTAAAAAGATTGTTTAATTAAAAAATTAAGATTATGCCAGAAACGTATGCAACGGATGCAAGTGGTCGAAAGTATCGTACTCGAAAAGATTATGAAGCAGGTCGTTTTCAGTCTACCGGTAGAAATGCAGCTCAAAGAGCAAGAATTAACCGCCGTATAGGAGGCAGAGTTGTCTAATGAAGAAAGCGATAGATATAATTAAAGCTGTCGCAAAGAAGACTGACAGGGTTATATTGTTTCACTCGGCATCGGGCAAGGACAGTATAGCCCTTTTAGACCTAATATCACCTTATTTCAAAGAGATCGTTTGCGTCTATATGTATGTCGTTAAAGACTTATCTCACATTAATCGGTATATAAATTACGCTTGTAAGAAGTACCCTAATATGAAATATATTCAAATTCCGCACTTTGCTCTTTATTCATACAGGCGCATTGGATATATGGGATGTGTCAAAAATGAGAAGCAAAAGTTGTACAATATGGCTCAACTTACCGATATAGTAAGGGAGAAATATAATATTGAATGGGCTTTCTTTGGTTTCAAGCAATCTGATTCGATGAATCGACGTTTAATGTTACGCACATACGATATGAATGGAATCAATGAAGCACAAAAGAAGTGCTATCCATTATCGGAATATCGGAATAAAGATGTATTGGAGTACATTAGTCGAAAAAGTCTAATCAACCCCGAATCATACGGAGGGAAACATCAGTCATCTGGTACTGACATAACGGATATTAATTACTTGTTATTTCTTCGTTATAAATATCCATGTGATTTAAAAAAAGTTATAAATGAATATCCATTGGTAGAACGGAAATTGTTTGAATATGACTATGAAAGAATTAAAACAAAGTGAAACAAGGGTTATAAAACGCTTCCAAATAAACCTTAATCCGATTAATCCTAAAAGGCATTCGGACGAGAAGGTAAAACTGCAAAAGAAAAATTTGCAGAAAGTTGGTTTTCTTGGTGGTATTGTATGGAATGAGAAATCAGGAAATCTGATTGACGGGCATCGGAGAATTAAAGCAATGGATTTGTATTACAAATATGATGGTACTCCAAGCACTGATTATGACGTAAAGGTAGAGGTTGTGAATTTAGATGATAAAGTTGAAAAGGAACAGCTTACATATATGGCAGTAGGGAATACAAAACCTGATATAGACCTTATAGCTGGTTATATCTCTGATATAGATTATACGGATGTTGGATTGGATATTGGAGAACTCAACGATATTCTTTCTATAAATACAGCTATTCCTCCTTTGTCTGATTCTTTGGATGATTTATTATCCTCTGTATCATCGTTTGATGAAATAGAAACTCAGCCTACGGATGAAAAAACATACGAGGAGAAAAAAGAACACATGAAAGCTGTTAAGCAGCAAGTAAGAGATTCGGCAATAGAAAGACAACAAAACGAGGAGGCGTATATAATGCTGTCGTTTTCTTCTTATGAAGCTAAGGAAGATTTTTGCGATTTGCTTGGTATTAGTACAGATGACAAGTTCGCTAAAGGAGAAGATGTATTGAAAATGATTAAGTGACGAAAGTAACAGATACGTGCGCCCGTGTGCAAGAATATGGGAAAGAAACCAAAAATAGAAGATTTTAGGAAGATTCTCCGTAAATCCGGTGGGAATCTGACTAAGGTGGCCGCTATTTTCAAAGTGGCTCGGAAAACTATATACCAATGGGCGAAAGACGATGTGGAGTTTAAGGATGCTATATCGGATGAGCGTGGGGCTTTAGTTGACGAATGCTTGGTTTCTGCCCGTGTCCTAGCATTGGGTATTCCCGAAAAGGATGAAAAAGGAAATTTTATTGGTTGGCGTGAACGTCCAGATGGTTATATGATTCGTTATTTGCTTTCTACATTAGGAAGAAAAGAAGGGTTTGGTGAAGAGTCAGAAGACGCTGATATTCCAACAGACATAGAGCATGGCATCAACATTGATTCTTGGATTAAAGACAAGCTGAAATGATAGTACCTCAAGAAATATATCATCCATTGTACGAGGATAAGGAAAAGTTCATAATTCTTATCACCGGTGGGCGTGGCTCAGGTAAGTCTTTCAATGCTTCCACCTTCATTGAGCGGTTGACTTTTGAAATGACTCCCGTAGAGAAAATTGTTCACCAGATTCTTTATACCCGTTACACGATGGTATCTGCCGGGATGTCTATCATTCCGGAAATGATGGAAAAGATAGATTTGGACGGAACAACGAAGTATTTCAAGACAACCAAAACCGATATTGTAAACCGGATGACCGGCAGTCGTATCATGTTCCGTGGTATCAAGACTTCTTCCGGGAACCAGACGGCCAAGCTGAAATCAATTCAGGGTATCACCACCTTTGTTTGTGATGAGGCGGAGGAATGGACCAGTGAGGAAGAGTTTGACAAGATTATGCTCTCCATCCGTAAGAAGGGAATTCAGAACCGGATAATCATAATTATGAATCCATGCGATTCGAACCATTTCATCTACAAGAAATACATCGAGAACACTCATCGACTGGTGGAGATTGATGGCGTGCAAGTACAGATATCAACTCATCCGAACGTACTTCATATCCATACCACGTATTTTGATAACTTGGATAACCTTTCTCCTGAGTTCCTGAAAGAGGTGGAAGATATGAAGGTGAGTAATCCTGAAAAGTATGCTCATGTGGTTATCGGTCGCTGGGCTGACGTGGCAGAAGGTGCTGTGTTCAAGAAGTGGGGAATTGTTGACGAGTTCCCGGCTTGGGCAAAGAAAATTGCTTTCGGGCAAGACTTCGGTTATACGCATGACCCGTCTGCTTCCATTCGTTGTGGTATCGTTGATAACGCCCTTTACTTGGATGAAGTGGATTACCGTACTGGATTGCTTTCTTCTGACATCATCAAGACTCTTCGCCCGTGGGGTTTGAAAGTCATTGCTGACAGCGCAGACCCACGTTTGATTCAAGAGATACACAACGGAGGAATCAAGATATATGCCGTAGAGAAAGGTGCAGGCTCTATCAATGCCGGAATTGACAAAATGAAAGATATGGAGATTTATATAACCAAACGCTCGTACAACTTGCAAAGCGAGTTCAGAAAGTATGTTTGGGCAAAGGATAAGGACGGGAACTATATCAACGAACCGGAAGACCATGACAATCACGGAATAGATGCTGTACGTTACTATGTATTGGGTGAGCTTCTTGGTAAGATTCAGAAACCGAAAGATTTAACAGGAATATTTACTCACTAAAATTATAGATTATGCCATTGAATTTAGAAAAAATATTAGCACTCCCTGACATCGGGCAGAAGATAAACTACCTGAAGAAAGGTAGGAAAACTGAACTTCCCGACCGTTGTAAACTTTGGGACGATTGGAATCCGGAACGCCATGAAATCATGGTTGACAAAAAGAAGTATCCGGACAGAAAGGTTCTTGAAAAAGAAGCAGAGAAACACTTCGATGAAAAAACTGGTAAGACTTATGAAATCGAAGCAAAGTATAAGACTGAACCGGTGAACCGTATTTCCATTCCATTGGAACAAGATATAGTGAACATTCAAACAGCTTTCACGGTCGGCACAGAACCGTCTATGGATTGCACTCCGACTGATGATGATGAAAAGAAGCTGTTGGATGCGGTAAAGGCTGTATTTAAATCCAACAAAATCAAATATCAGAACAAGAAGATTGTTCGTGCTTGGTTATCCGAACAGGAAGTAGCCGAGTATTGGTATGTCACTGATGATGATTCATTTTGGGCGAAGTTCTGGAAGAAAATAAAGACTACCTTCGGGGGGAAGGTCAAGCCCACCAAGAAACTGAAAAGCGTGTTATGGTCCCCATTCAGAGGTGATAAGCTATACCCGTTCTTCAACGATGAAGGTAAAATGATTGCTTTTTCACGTGAGTATAAAAAGAAGCTCATGGATGATTCGGAGGTCACCTGCTTTATGACTATCACGGACAAAATGGTTT